GAGTACCCCTGCATAAGAAAATCTATAACTTGCTTTTTAATGGCATCCGACTTATGGGATGCGGCAGTCGTTCTTTTTCTTTCCATAGGCATGTAGCAGAAACGCGACTTTTTGGGAGCGTTTCGCCAAACTCTCTTTCCTAACCGTAGGCTGTAGCCCTAAGGCGGAAGCCGTAGGTTAGGGCGTTTATTAGGGTACCAGCCTTAGGGCTGGTTGCTAGTAAGCAGAGGGGCTACATTATTTACGCCCCTCACTATACTATAGGTGTCCAGAGACACTTTATTGGACACTTTTTTAGCAAGTATTTTTAAAATCTTTTATCTTAAGACATAAGTGCAGGTCAGCGCCCCATAACGAGGACTATCAAAGTTATGTGGGTACATACACATATACACATATACAGCGCATTTAACAACCCTGGGGTCGAACACGACACCGCAATCACTCCTCTACTTACAAGAAAGCACAAGCCCGACACAAGAAAGAGGGCAGGGCTAGGCAATCGGGCGGGCTATCTCTTGAAAGGCGGCTAACTCTCACCCCTACAAGGAGCGCGGGGGGCGGGGGGCATGCATGCGGGGGCGCTCACTTGCCGTCTCACTATTTGAGACACACGCTCACACGCGGGATGTGATGCATCTCACAAAGTTTTTTTCGACACACGCTCAACAAGATTTGACCGAGCATGAGCCGAGGCACTAGAAATCTCCTAGTGACTTAAACCAGAAGGGTTTAGGCATTAAGACAGGAGAACAAGAAATGACAGCAACAACAGCAACCAAGGCAACAGGCAAGGCAACCAAGGCGGAGGCGCTTTCAACAATCACCAAGGCGCTTGAATCTGCCCATGAAATCATCAAGGCAGAAACAGGCGCACCCCGCGCAACTCTCTTGGTGACCCGCGACCTCAAGGGGCGCAAGGGTCATTTCACACCCTTCACACCATGGAAGGCGGGCGAGGAATCTTTCTCGGAAATCGCTTTCAACCTTGAACACTTCACAACCCCCGAGGAACTTCTCTCAACACTTCTTCACGAGGTGGCGCACTCAATGAATCACATGAACGGCATCGAGGATTGTTCAAGCAACCAATACCACAACAAGCACTTCAAGACTCAAGCCGAGGCGCTCGGTCTTAAGACACTAGAAATCAAAGGAAAGGGACACGCTGCCACCGAGTTAACCGAGTTTGGTGCCAAGCGATGGAACAAGGCGCTCAAGGTGCTTTCAAGCGCGTTTGATTTGGTGGCACTCGGTGGCGAATCTGCCAAGAAGAAAGGCAGAAACACCAACCTCATCAAGGCACAATGCGATTGTGAGAACACAATCCGCCTTTCTCGCTCGGTCTTAGAAATCGGCGTGACATGCAACCAATGCGAAGAAATCTACAAGGAGGCATGACTTAAGACAGAAAGCCCCCGCACCGATTAAGTCGGCGCAGATTCAAGACCTAGCGGGGGCGCTAGCAAGGCGAGAGAGTCTCACCTTGTGACTTAAGACAGGAGAAAGAAAATGAGCAACATCCGCGAACAATGGGAAGAATCCCGCAAGGAAGATGGATTCGGCACCCCTACAACATGGCGACTATCTCAACAGATAGAAGGCGACAAGGCAGAGCGCGAGGCATTTCATGCCCTGATGAAACTAATCCCGCCCGCCTTGCAAGATGAAGCCATCCGCCTATGGGTCAAGGGAACAGACGGCGCGAGCCAAGAGGCTTACAATCGCCGACTCTTAGCCTCAGAATTAAACGAATCGGATTACCGCGAGACTCAAGACATCGCGCATGAGATTTGGAAGGAGACTCTCCTCCTAGTGTCTTAAGACACAGCCCCCGCCGAAAGGGTACGGATTCACAATCCAACGGGGGCGCGAACTCTCAACCTCAAGTTGAGGGTTAGGTGTGACCAACATCACATCGGAAATGGTAGGAATCTCCCGCCGATGGTGGGAAGATTACACCAAGCAAGACCGCAAGAGGTAAAGCGCCCCTTGTGTATTAAGACAGGAGATAGACAGATGGAAGCAACAGCACCAACAGCACGCGAGCAATTCGTCAATGACTTCACCCTCATTACAGACAATGACCGCGATGCATACTTTGAGACGATTGACCTAGTGCGCGCCAAGAAAGAAAGCGTGCCACTAATCAGCGACACAATGCGCGAAGGCTGGGAGAATCAAATCGCCAAGGCGGTTGATGTCTTAAGACAGAGCGGAGAGGTCGAAGCCGTAACGATTGACATCATGAGCCAGATGCTCACCAACTGGGGGAGTGATGTCTTTGATGACATCGCCCGCCACTACATCACCAAGGATGGAGAATAAAAATGGATGCACGCTACGCAATGGCTACCGCCTACACCGCACTAAAGCAGGCAGGCATGGACTACGCAGGATTTGAGGCAGAAATAAACAACTGCCAAGGGGCAGAGGATGCCTATCGAATCGCCCTCAAATGGACAGCGATTGCAAATAAGAAAGTTGTGGCTTAAGACATGACAACAGACACAGCCTTTGGAATCGCAATCAGCACCGCCGTCATCCTATGCCTTGCGGTTGCTTTCTCGCCAGACTTTGCAAATTGGATGGTGAGCATAGGATTCTGACTTAATACAGATGTGATGAAAATCACAGCCCCAAATCTTGGAGAAAGCGCGGTTGTCATGCAACCATTGGGGTACTAGGTAAGAGATTCGCTCTTGCCTTATATGAACAGGAGAAAACAGGTGGACACACCACTTACAGGAAGCCAGGCATTTATGCTTAACGGCTTATTAGATTCAGAAATCGCACGCCTCAACATCTTCTTGCGTAAGACAGAAGAACAGTGGCACCGCGACATCATCACTAGCAACATCAACCACATGCAGGACACCAAGAAAATCCTGATTCCAATCGCCACCGCATGGTTGAAAGAAGAAAGCAAGGTTGTTGCTTAAGACACAAGAATAAATGTGAGGTAACTCACAGCCTCAAATCGTTGACGGCGACAGGGTGTTCATGCCACCATTGAGGCACAAGGTCAGGAGAGAGAGTCTCTCCGCCTTATCACGACAGGAGAACAGCAAATGAAAAGAGCAGAACTACTTATCGGCAAGGCTTACTTCATGAGTGAGTCTGCCAACTGGAGAGACAAGCACACAGCAGGTGAGTCTCATTTCAAGACAGCACAGCGCAACAAATGGCGCAAGGTTGTTATCGTAGAGACACAACTTAAGACAGATTATGACAAGACCCGCCGAATCCGCGATGTCATGGTGACAGACTATGAAGGCAAACAAAAGTGGGTGCCATTGAATCATATCCGCGCAGAGTGGGGCTATGCAATCTGTCTTATGACACAAGACTACCGAAGCAGATACGCCACACCAGATGAGGGCAGAGGTGCCAAATACAGGCGACACCTTGACCGCAAGCACCAGAAAGAACAGCGCGAGCCAGCAATCAAGGCGCTATGCAAGGAGATTGAGCGAGTCACAGGCGAGCATGTATGGTCACACGACACCATCGGCGGACTTGAGTTCAAGACACTTGAAATCTTGAATCAGATTCTTTCAGGTATTAAGACAGAACTATCGGCGGTGGCATAATGATATGCGGAGTCTGTGAAAAGAAAGCGCTCATCAAAGAGCGAGTCATCTATCGTTGGAGATATTCAGGTGACCCTGTTGCGGTACATGAAGCATGTGAGTGGGCGGTCATTAACGATACGCGAGTAGTAAAAGCACAGAAAAGGAAAGCATCATGACTTACGACACAAACAATAACTGTGTTGTGTGCGATGCGTATGTCTATGACCAACACAAAACCACATGCAGATTCTATGTGAAGGAAAAGTTATCGGAGTTTCTTACAAGGATTCAGGTGACTATCTGCGGAGACTGCCTTATCCCCCTCAACCAATGCTCACATGCAAAGGAGTACAACCGATGAAACTAAACAGACGAGGCAAGCGAGTGCGAGCCGTAGTTATTTATGTCTTAATACTAACTGCCCTCATTGCAATCACAAATGCGATGGGAGTTTGGGAGATACCCGAATCATGTTTGGTTGACCGAGTTGGTTGCCCAGATGGATACCCTCGGTATTAAGACATAGTGTGACCAACATCACATGACAAATGCTTGACACCGCATAGGTGACGAGAGTTAAATACAACTACCAACAACAGACAGGAGAAAGAAATGTCAGAAGAAACAATCACAATCGCAGTAGAGATTAACAAGCAGGAACTATGGGATTCAGTATTCGGGTCAGCCTTTGAGTCCTTTGGAACTCATTGGCATGAGGTTGAATACCTTGGCGATACATCATGGGATGTCATCGGTCAGGTCAGACTGGTTGCCATAGATGAGGTGTCATTACTTAAGACAGAAAAGATTGTCGGCATTGAGGAGTTAGCAAAAGCCTTGCCTATTGCCAACAAGCAGGTGTCTATGGACTTGTTCGACTTCGATGATTACGATGCTATCTGCGGTGATGCAGTCTTGCAGGTGGCTGTACTTGGAGAGGTGGTGTACGGCTAATGACTACATTGACAAAAGAGTGGGTCAGTTACTGGTATGTATGCACCTCATGCGATGCCTCTATCGAGATAGTCACAAGACGAACCAAGAATCGTGCGCCCCGATGCACATGCAAGCACAGCCATGTGGTGCTATGTCAGAAGTCAGTTGCCGATAAGAAGGTTGTGGCTTAAGACATGAACCCCACCGAACGCAACTTCATACAGCGCCAAGTAAAGCGAGCGCGTATGCAACGCAACGCTACTACCAGTAACGAGGACTTCGATTACTGGCACAAACTATACGAACATTATCTATCATTACTTAAGACAGGAGAAAACAAATGAGCGAGCCACAGTACCTAGAGGGTGACGACATAGCCCTTGGTAAAGATGTAGAAGATACAGAACCAGAGTCAATGTATGACACACTTGAGGAGATGTACGGAGATGACTAAGCAACTAGAAGTTGGTGCATTACTTAAGACAGAAACAGCATACGACAAGGACATGAACATCACCTTTGATGGTCAAGAGATACGAGTTATCTTGCACTGGGATTACCACGATGGCTTTGATATTCAGTGGCTTGACCTAGAAGGTAGATGGATTCAGGCACCAGCATGGGCGGATGCTATTGACGAAGCAGGTGACATGAGTATAGGTTATTTCCTTGACTCACTAACAGAACACTCAAAGAAGGAGACACCATGACAGTCATCATGCAGTGCTTAGGTTGTGGCACGACAGTAACCAACCCAAGAATAATGAACTACATGTACGAGAAGTGTAACCCTTGTGCCGATAAACAGAAGGACATGGAAGAAAAAGCAATAGATACTTTCTTGCATGCCGAAGCCGAGAGAAAGTTGGACAGTAATGTTTAATGACTTAAGACAGATACACCCGCATGCCCGACTGTGGATTATCACAGCCCTTGTACTTGGCTTGCTCTTTGTGTTGAGAGAACCAGCCAACCTCATAGTGAAGCCACCACATGGCAAGGTGATTGCGTACTATCAAAACGATTACCAACGCTATGCCATTGACCGATTGGTGGCATTGGATATGCTTGAGCAGTACCCTTGCCTCTATGAATTGTGGATGCGCGAGTCCAACTGGCGACCCGAAGCCAACAATAAAAAGTCTAGCGCCACAGGTATACCTCAGTTACTCAGCAGTACATGGAAGAATATCAAGGTGCATCCCACGCGTGACGGATACAAGCAGGTTGATGCGGGCTTGCGCTATATCAAGCACAGATATGGAACCAAGGGTGTATGCCGAGCATACGCTCACCACTTAGCCAAGGGTTGGTATTAAGACATGGGTTTGTTTAAGCCTAAGCACCACCGAGTTCTCGCAGTAAGAGGTAGCACAAATAGATACGGCAAGGGGCTAGTTGCTTATGTCTTAAGATACAATGCAAAACTTTGGGAAGGTGCTATGTGTCGAGGCATAGATACCGATGTCTTTTACCCACCGCAAGAACTCTTTAGTCGTGACGAGGAGCGCATGTTCAAGAAGATGTGCGCCGACTGTCCAGTAATGCAGGCTTGCTTGGAGTGGGGCTTAGCCCACGAAAGGTATGGAGTATGGGGTGGCACCACGCCACCAATGAGACACAAGATGCGTAACACTTTAGGATTGGCGATTGCAGACCCGCAACACAATCCATGATACGATAAGAACGAAGCCCGCTAGATTCTCTCCTGTCTCTGGCGGGCTTTCTTATGTATTAAGAACTAAGATTTAATTCCTTAGCAAGCATGAACACTTCATCACTTAAGTCATCAAGAGTTCCATCGTTATAGATAACATGATTAAACATATAGTTATCCATCGCATGCTCTGATGCGTGACCATTGACAGCGCTGTGGTTGTGTCGGTTGATACGCCATACAGTACCGCCAAGTTGTTTGATTGCTTCTGCTTCATTAGGAAAGCGAACATCCGAGATAACAATCTTATCTTCTGACTTAATACCTGACAATGCAATCTTAATCCATACATCAGCGCCTAACATCTTGCGCCCAAAGTCAGTGCCTAGCACTTGTAATAGACGGCGAACTTCTGGATTCCTTTTGGCTATATCCCAGCCGTAATCCTCTACCATGTCAGAGACACGCGTGATGCTATCCAACTTAGGGTTGATAATCATTAGCGCTTGGCGCATAGGGTCAGCGAAAGCAAGGCGTGTGTATCCGTAATTAAGACACAACAATTCTGCCGTGCTGTCCTTACCTGATTGTGCGTATCCACTCAACCCGATAATCATTAGTATTCAACTCCGATGTACCAGAAACCAAGGTCAATGGTGGTGTACCAACGGCTAATATCAAAGCCAATACCGAACCCACTCTTGCGACCATAGGCAAACCAAACCTTCTTGCCAATTTTCTTTTCCATTATTCGTTCTCCTTTAGTTCAGCCTGTGCTTGTGCATTACTCTTGCGCCTTCTACCAGCACGCCATACAGGTGGCTCGCCACCCAATCTATCTTGCAACTTAATGATGGCACGCTTGACACGCTTGCGGATTGCTTCTTCACTTGCCTGATATAAGACAGATAAATCCTCAAACTCCATGCCACCATCATGGTAACGATTGCGTAACAACTCTTGGTCTGCATCACTTAAGGCAGAAAGTCCTTGCTTGACATCCGATAGTAAAGCCAAGCGATTGTTGCCCTCGGCAGGCTTACTGCTCTTAGATACAAACTCCGATGACATATCAGAGGCAGAGTCCCAGCCCTCATGTGTCCACACATCACGCAGTAATTCGTGCAACACCTCTGGTGTGTAATAGAAACTATCACTCATAGGCGAGCGCGACTTGATTGCCCGCTCCTTGGCAACTAATTTCTGTGCCTCGTTGTTGAAAGTCTTGCGTAACTTGTATGGCATAGAGTCGTCAGTGTTCCACTCCTCTATCTTGTGCCAGTGTTCAAGCGCCCACAAGGATAGGTGTTGATAGATGTCATCAACGCTCACAAGATTGCGGTGCATGCGATTGCTTCTTGTTGCTGCCATGCGTGCTATCTTGTATATCTGTTCCCATACTTGGTCTTGCTCGTCACTCATTTTTTAGTTTCCTCATTGCCATTAGTAGGTCATCAACTGTAATCAGATAACCCTTGCTTTTATTGGGAGGAATCTCGCAAGTAATCTCACGACCAAACTCTTTGATTGCATACAATACATGGGTAGTAGGTACCATGAGTACGCCCTTCTCTAAGACAAACGCCCAGTATGCTGCCTCTGTAACCATGATGCCAGACTTCTCCCATGATTTGGACTTCATAAACCAGCACTCAACTTCAATGTATAGGTTGTTAGTAACCCACCATTTTCTATCTCTCTTTACTTCTACTGTCCTACCTTCGGTGAGTAATTCTTCTACTAACTGCTCACCCTTTCTGCCGTACCCAAAGTCTAAATCGAAACTTGAGTTCTTTGCCACTTGTTAAACGCCCGCTCTTTTATGAAGCCCATCGGCTCCTTCGGATAGATACACATCATTTACATCACAGTTGTCAGGCA